AACAGCTTCGGTCGCAAGATGGATCCTAGCGCTGTCGAGTATATCCGCAAGAACCAGTCGGTCGATGTCAATCCTTTCTGGTTCCATGAACACTTCTCTGGTCGCGCTAAGACCTTTCTGGAGCAGGCTTTCGCTGCGCTCAAGTCAGCTGGCTGGTATGACGAATCGGATGCGCAGACTGACTATTTCAATACTGCTTACTATGTCGATATCAACATCGGCAAATGGAACAAGCCGTACAAGGTTGAGGGTTGATCATATGGAAAAGTTTCGCAATGCGATTGAGTCCTCGATTATTCCTTTCTCACTAGGGTTGAGTCTTGGTATGTTTTTGTGGGCAATGCGGTCCATCTAAGGAGATAACCATGGGTAAGATGAGTGAACTGGCTGCTGATATCGATGAACTGCGGTCGCAGGGATTCGATGATGTACAGATTGCGCGAATGCTGGACATTCCGCTGAGTATGATTCCTGAGCAGGAAGATTTGGATGAGGTGTATTGCTGATGGTTGATAATAGTAAACTCCTTGAAGAAGCCGCAAACTTGGTAGCTGTCGCGGACATGGTTCTTGCCAATTCTGCTAGAAACGGTGAGTTTGTCAGCAGCGACTACTATGAACTGGCTGCGAAGCTAGAACATGCTAGGAACATCTTTCTTGTTCTTGGTGATCGCGATTATAAGTTGAAGAGGAACATGGCATGACCATCTACCACAAGAGCAGTCTGACGCCAAAGACCCGAGTCGCATTCAATCCCAAGAACAGAAGTCATATGGTTGACTTTGCTAAATTTATCAAGTATAATAGTTGGAAAGATGGATGTTCTTACTTTCTGGAAGATCCCTATGTGGACATTCCGACTATGATCCGTGCTAAGATTGCCGACAATGCCATCGCTCAATACATGGAGAAATGCTAATGGAAAAGATTATTCTTATTGCCTGTTTGATTCTTTCGGCCAGCGCTACACTTATGTCATTGTATTACCTACGTCGCGCTCGTGAGCATTGCCAGAACATCATTGATATTGTGAGTCAGAAGAATTCGTGATGCTAGTCTACTGCGCAACCAAGTTCAAGCCCAAGAGAAAGCCAAAGCCGAAGGGCGTTATCGCGACTAAGTATAAGCCTAGCGCAAAGATTGCTGGCACACTTGCGCTTCCTAAGTTGAGTTATGGTGCGCGTGTAGGCGCTGATACTGCGCGTGGAATCAAGTCACTGGTGACTGATTGCTCTTATACTGAGAAGCGTGAGAGCCTGAAGTATACAGGCACACTGGTCAAGGGCATTGCTACAATGCACAAGTCCAACGCCGTTCCAGTTATTGACGAAGAACAGATGAAAGATATCAGCAGAATGAGGAGAGGTTGATCATGAGTTTTCTTGACAAGATTTCGAGTTACTTTATTATTACGCACCACAAGCAAACAGCAGGCGCTAAAGTTGTCCTGATGTTCTATTACTTGTCAGCTGCATTCTGTACTATTGGCGCGTTTATCGCGATGTTACTGCTTTGGTAAACTGACCATGTATACTCCTGACAACTGGGTTGTAGTCAAATTTCCTGAATGCTACAAAGTTCTTGCTGGATGGAGTGGTGGATATCTTGACGGCGCTGCATGGCGAATGAATAGTGGCATCACTGACTGCTATATGGAAGTCGGCGGAGACTACTATTACTTCAATGGCTATTCTGGTTCAACCTATCGGTGTCACAAGAATAGTTATGGACTGCGAATCAACAATATACATATCTTCAATCAGTTCAAGGAAAAACTGGGCGAAGATTTTTGCGTACTAATGCCAGAGGATACAAACTGGCTTGAGATGAATTGGAAAATTTGAATAAGGATGATGTTTATGAGTTTTCTTGACAAGATTTCGAGTTATTTTATTATTACGCACCACAAGCAAACAACAGGCGCTAAAGTTGTCCTGATGTTCTATTACTTGTCGGCTGCATTCTGTACGATTGGTGCATTTATCGCGACACTACTACTTTTGCTGAACTAACATGAATAAAGAACTTGACAAACAACTGTGTGAATCGTATCCCGAGATCTTTCGTGATCGCCATGGAGACATGCGCAGCACTGCCATGTGCTGGGGATTCGATTGCGGCGATGGTTGGTACAACATTCTTGATAAGATGTGTGCGATTATGCAAAATCACATCAATAATACTCGTGCTCAAAGAGTAAGAGTATTGCGCTACAATCGTGCTTTGCGTCGTGCATTGAATGGCGATCTTCGTCCTCTGCAGATGCACTTTACATATCGCGAAAATGCCACAGAACCCAGTGAGTATGGCATAAAAGAGGCTGCAAAGATTCTTGAGGATATTGAACCAGAATATAAAACAGTGCCCGAAGCATGTCCCCAAGTTATTGCTACTCAGGTTAAGGAAAAGTTTGGAACGCTGCGTTTCTACTATTGGGGTGGGGATGAATATTGCTCTGGTGTAGAAAGCATGGCAGAATCGATGAGTGCTGTGACTTGCGAAGTCTGTGGCTCTCCTGGCAAACTGCGCCACGATGGCTGGATTCGTGCTCTTTGCGATGAGCATGCAGCAGAATATGGAGTGGAGTAACTGAAATGAGCGAAGTAGCAAAATGCGAACACTGGTGGGAACACTATCCACTCCATAAGTGGTGGTGCAATGATCTCTGTCCTCTATTCCCTCGATATCACTATCGTAAGGGCGATGAATATAATTTAAACAGTTGGAGTGTTCATTGGCTGATCTTCAATGTTTGGGATTTGGATCATGTCTCGTTTGGTGTAGATGCTAGAATTGCATTTGATGAAGTGTATGTTGGAGCAATCTTGCCTTATCTAAGAATCACAGTTGGCATTCGGCATACTTACTATTCATGGACATGGAAGTTGATGCAATTCTTCCAGCGAAAGCCAGCAATCAAGGAACCGAACTATGAGTGACAAAAAACTTACCAGCGATGAACTTGAAGATTTAGTTTACGAGCGCACTCGCCATTTTGTTTATGGTTCTGTGGCTGACTGCATCCTTGAACTGCGCCGCCTGCACGCTGAGAACGAGGCGCTGCGGTCGGAGATCAAGCGGCTGCAAAAAGAGTGGAGCGACACGATTGATTTGAGTATTACACACTTGGGACAAGTGTATGGATTGATTTCTCAAGGAAAAAGTGACGAAGCAGCGGAGTATTGTCGTGGCGCTGCTGAAATGTGGACTCAGGATATTGCCGCCATCGACGCCGAAAGGAGTAAGAAATGACCCGCGACGACGTTACCCGCATGGCGCGGGAGGCTGGATGGAGCGATGATTTGCTCAACGTGTCGTTTACTGCACCTTTGCTTGAACGCTTCGCTGCCCTTGTCGCCGCAGCCGAGCGCGAGGCGTGTGCGAAGGTGTGTGAGTCCTTGTTTGATATGGATGATGACTCATGCAATGAAGCCGAACAATGCGCCGCCGCTATCCGCGCAAGGAACGCAAATGGATCGTGAAGTCTGCGGTAAGTGCGATGCACCCAAAGCATTGTGTGAGTGTGAAAGTATCCGCATCTGCGCGGCTGCCTACGATGTCGTTCTTGATGTGCTGCAAAAGCACCATGACAAACTTTGGGACATGACAAAACGAAACATGGAATCTGAGTACATTGGAATGGGTATCATGGACGATATTCGATTGCGTCAGATGGATGAAATCAAAGAAGCGATTCGTTGGTGGAAAGAACGAAAGGAGATGCTGAAATGAAAAAGTTTGATCAATTTGATTTTGAACAGCAGATCATGGAATGCTGGAACGTGACTAGTGATGTCAAGGTTGTTACAGAGTATCTGCTTGATGCGCCACTAGATGCTAATCGTGAAGATAAGGCTGCGAACATGCTAATCGGCATTGAGGCTTTGTACAACGCAAAGTTTGAAAAGTTGTTTCAAATATTTGAAGAGTTCAACGCTGAACGCTATAAGCTGATGAAAGCAAATACAAACCAAACAAATGAGAAATACAGCGACTACGGATCGCAGCCGCTAGAACTGAAGAAGGTTCCGGACACTTTAGAACTGAAGAAGGTTCAGGACAATCTGGAGTGGTAAGATGATGCATATCAACAACAAGCCACATTACTTCGGTAATGATGGAATAAACAAAGTCTGTAAAGCATACAATGCTAAGTACATGGGTTCTTGGTGTACAAAGAGTCCAGCTGGATATTGGCATGAAAGTCCTGTCGATGTGTTCTATGTTGCGAATCCAGACCGCAGCAAAGGTCACTCGAACTATTTCGGCATGTTTGTGAATGAGCGTGGCAATGTGATGATCTGTAATGCTGAAAGCGCATTCAGTGAGCCGATCACTGGTGTTCTTTGCGATGATGGCGAGGTTCTTGTTTCACGCTATCGCCATGACTTTGTGACGAAGGGCGAAATATCGGTCGATGGTGGTCGCGATTACACAAAGACTTCTGGTAATGTGACATATATAAACGTGACTGTCGTTGACGGCGAATTCCAATTTGATGAGGTGAAAGAAAATGCCAGCTAAAGTAGGAACAAAGGCCTTTGGTAAGGGTCGAGCAAAGTTAGGCTCTAAGAAGCGCAAGGCACGTCGCAAGAAGAGTTAGAAATGAAAGTATCGATTGGGAAGTACCCGAAGAACGGTAGTAATCAAAAAATCTCAGTGAAGATTGATCCATGGGACACTTGGTCTATGGATCACACACTTGCGCTCATCGTCTATCCAATGCTCAAGCAGTTGAAGAAAACTCAACACGGTGCACCTTGCACTGATGATGAAGATGTGCCTGAGAAATTACGTTCTACTAATTCCAAGTCAAAGAAAAATGAGTGGGATACTGATTCCAACCACTTCAAGCGTTGGAACTGGATCATGGATGAGATGATTTGGGTGTTTGGTGAACTTGTAAAGGGCAAGGAACCAAATTTCTGGATCAAGAAGCCAAAGTACAAGACAGTCAAGGATGAAAATAAACATTGGGCTGAGATAGTCAATCCTGGCAAGCATGATGATGTGAAGGCAAAGGCATATTACGATCGCCAGAAGAATGCCTTCCGTTTGTTCGGCAAATACTACCAGAATCTCTGGGACTAGTATGCTGAATCGGCTAGATCATGATTCACTGAGAAATAAATTTTTATCTGCTGAACCATTTCATCATGTAGTCATAGACAACTTCTTCACACAAGAGGTTGCCTCTGCTATTGCAAACTCTTTCTACGATCACAATGATTCAGCATGGACTGTATCGTATGACAATTTCGTGGAAAAGAAAAAGGCATGCTCTCACTGGGACAAGTTCCCTGCGCCGATCTATTCGGCGATGTTCTATCTTTGCAGCCAGCAATTCTCACACATTCTCAGTAGAATCACTAGCAATGATCTTATAGTTGCAGACTATGGTTTACATGGCGGTGGGATGCATTCGCATTCTCGCGCAGGCAAGCTAAACATCCACAAAGACTATTCGATTCATCCCAAGTTGTCTTTGATGCGCAACTATAATCTGATTGTCTATATGACACCGAACTGGAACCCATCATGGGGTGGTGGTCTGGAATTCTGGAGCAACGATTCAGAAAACAATCAGCCACTAGAATGTGTCACAACAATTCAAAACCTGTTCAACAGGGCTGTGATCTTTGACACGACACAAAATTCTTGGCATGGGCTGCCAGAAGAGTTGACATGCCCAGAGAACGTGTCGAGAAACAGTCTCGCAACTTACTATCTAAGTGAGATTACAAGTAAAGCTGAGCCAAGAAAACGCGCTCTTTACGCGCCTTATGGCGATCAAAAGAGCAATCCTGAAGTGCTAGAATTTTGTAAAAAGCGGAGTGGCTTATGAAAGTTTCTATTATAACTGCGACGATTGGTAAGCCCACGCTTGCTGATTGTATCAAGTCTGTTCGTGCGCAGACATATAAGAACATCGAACACATTGTAGTGATGGATGGGCATGAGCGAACAGGTGCAACATACAGTGTTTTACATGATCTAGAGTTCCCTCAAGGCGAAAGTCGTGGATCAATTGACAATGAATTTGTATGCGCACTGCCTTATGCCACTGGCATCAATCGCTACAACGGTCATCGTATCTATGGCGCATTCAATTTTCTGGTGAACGGCGACTTTGTTATGTGGCTCGATGATGACAATATTCTAGAGCCTAATCATGTTGAAAGTCTTGTGAATCTTGTTCAGTCAAAGAATCTCGACTGGGCATACTCTTTCAGAAAGATTGTTGACGAGAATAATAATTTCATTTGCAATGATGACTGTGAAAGTCTTGGCAAGTGGAAGTCTGTTCTTGATGATAATTTTGTTGATGTAAACTGTTTCTTTGTCAAAAGAAAGTTGGCTGTCGCTTCTTCAATGGTCTGGAATCGTCAGGCAAGAGAACCAGGAGTAATGGAAGTTGACCGCGCTTTGAGTCTAATGCTTATGGATCAGCGAAATAATTTGAAGTTTGACACGACCGCTGATTATACTGTAAGATACAGAGTAGGCAGCACAGGTATTTCAGTACAAGCAGGATTCTTTCTAGAAGGCAACAAAAGAATGCTAGAAAAGCACAACGGAGAACTTCCTTGGAAAAAGTAAACAGCTATGACGTATTTGATACGTTGATTGCTCGTAGATACGTTGACAACGATCCTCTACTTTTACAGATCGAGGCTCACACCAAGATTCGCGGGTTCGCTCAAGAGAGAAAGAACTCGGATGATGGCACCAGATCTTTGCTCGGCATCTATCAAGATCTAGTACGAAAGGGAGTTATTCAAGAACATCAACTGATGGAACTCTATAAGTTTGAGGTTGATCTAGAGAAGCGCCATTCATATGGTATTGCTGAGAACATCAATAAAGTCAAACATGGCGATCTTTTGATTTCTGACATGTACTTTTCTGGTGCTGATATTCTTGAACTTGTTCGAGCAGCTGGCTGTGACAAGCAAGTGACCATCTATCAGTCGAATGCAGACAAGAGAACAGGTGTGCTTTGGGATCGATTGAAAGATAAGAATCTGATCAATCTGCATCTTGGCGATAACATGACATCTGATGTCAATAATGCACTCGCAAGAAATATCAAAGCAAGGCACTATCCAAATGCTGTCGAGTCTACTGGTGCAGAAACGCATTTAGCGCGAAAAGACATGCGCAATCTGTCATTGCTTCTACGCGAAGTGCGCTTGAAGTGCGCTCAAATGACAAGATTTTTTGAACTTTCTAATCAGTTGAACCTGCCATGGATGATTCTTTGCTGTGAGATTCTAAACAGAAAATATAGCGGCAAGAATATTGTCTTTTTGGGCAGAGATTGCCAGCTTCTGTACAAAGTCTACAACGCATTCTATCGCACTGCCTACTATCTGCCATTCTCACGAAAAGTTGCGTATGCGCAGCCAGAAGAATCTGTTGGCTATCTGAAGTCTCATTTGCCACCAAACTATGTGTTGGTTGATATCTCAAGCACAGGCGCAACGTGGGAAAAGATTTGCGCATTGCATCCATTTGATATTGAAGTTCTGATCTATTCAGATGTTTTCAAATATACCAGCGAGAAGCCAGTTCTGCCGCAGACCTTTTCTTATGTGTTCAAGAACAGCACTATGGGCGCGACAAACAAAATGGTTGAAATATTCAACTGCGCGAATCATGGTGTTCTAAGCAAACTTCATGAAACTGCTGGTCTCTACACAGCAGAGTTTGGCATAAATGAAATGGACAGCGAAGATGTGAAATTGATTCATGAGCCAATTGACATCGCGGTAGAAACAGCGTATAATTACAAGCAGAATCTACACGAAGAACTATCACAGATCAGTGACGTTGATTTGCAAATTGTTGCGTCAAGTTTGGTGCTAGCTTTGTGCAATCTAAACATCAATCTCACAGAGTACGATATACGTCAAGAACAATATATGAAAGAGGTTCTCAATGCAAAGAATAGTCAATCCATTCGTCTATGACCATATAAGGCAAGAAAGAATGCCTAATCCAACCATCCCAGCATGGTTGGATGCAACTTATAGTCAGAACTATGAAGACATCGTTTTGTGTCAGATGTTCACAGCGTACATGAACCGAAACAATCTGAGTTCAACGTCAGTGTCTTATCTTGAGATTGGCGGTAATCATCCAGTCTGCACCAGTGCATCCTTTCTTCTACACAAGACGTTTGGCATCAACGGCATGATCGTTGAGCCAGATCCTAAACTGGCTACGACTCTACGCAAGCACAGACCAAATGATGTGATCATCGAGGCTGCTGTTACAGATTCTGATGATCACGAGATTGAGTTTTTTGTTAGCACTGAGAACGAACTTTCGACTTTGAGCCAAGAGTTCGTAGCAAAGAATAATCTATCAGTGCAGTCGATCAAAGTGAAAACAGTTCGAATCAATACTTTGCTTGAATACTTCTCTAAGGTCAGTTCACTGATGCTAAGTATTGATGTTGAAGGATTAGACTTGCGCGTCCTGCGAGACATTGATTTTGATAAGTATCGCCCACATTTCATCACGATTGAACCAAGTGAACATATCGTACCTGGCACAACAAATGAGATCATCTCTTTTCTGAGAGACAAAGAGTACCGTCTTGTTGCGCAGAACTATGTGAATCTAATATTTGAAGACAAGAGAAAGCCATAATGAAAGCATGTATTTTTTCGTACTATATGCGCAACATCAACAAGAGAACAGTTGATTTGCAGAAAGCTGTAGTAAGCAAGTTCAATAAATCTAAGCTACCACACTTCTCAATCATGGGTGATGTGCCTCATGGTGCGTTTATAGATTTGATGTGGCAGTCGCAGGGTGTTCAAACTAAGACAGCACCAGGTTATACAATCGAAGATCAAATGAGAGAGACTGCCAAGCGACTAGGAGCATCACTCGGTCAGTACGATGTTCTTCTGTTTCTTGATATCGATTGTGTTCCTGTCAGCATAGACGCAATTGACTATTACATCCAAAAGGCATCAGAAGGCATTCTGATTGGCAACGCACAGCGCTCTGGTCATCTTCAAAATAATAATCATGTGTTTGCTGCACCATCAGCAGCGGCTATTTCAAAAGAAACATTTTTGAAAATTGGTTCTCCAGCAGCTGGTGAAACGCCGCGCAGTGATGTTCTTGAAGAGTACACTTTTGAGGCTGAGAGTGCTGGCGTCAAGGTTGACTTTACGCTGCCAGTGCGCTATGATAGAGAGGTATACCGCTATGACTGGGAACAAGATAAGCGCCCTTATTGGACGCTTGAAAATGGACTGCCTAATTTTGGTCTTGGTACTACATACGGCAATGAAGAACTTGGCGATCTTTTCTGGCACAACTTCCAGATTAGAATCCCAGGTAATGAACAAAAGTTTTGGGAAAAATGTGAGGAACTATTGAAATGACGCATAAGAGTGACTTTTACAGCGCAAAGCTGCCTCGATATCTGAAGAAGATGATTGCTTTGGGCGAAGCAGCTGGAAGCTATGATAGAGTTCAGGCTAGAGAGCATCGAAAGGGTTTTATTGATGCCCATGCAACGCACCTAGCGTATAAGCTGAAGCGTGTAGAGAAAGACACGACGCCTGAATAATTTTATGAATTCTTTGAGCGAACTCAGAAATTTTCTTGAGTCGAGAAAAATTTGCGTCAAAAGTAACAATGGCTGGCAGCTAATCGTTGGTCAAGACAAGTACGGAATATCACACGATGTTCTATACTGCAACAACGAGCCAGTGCAGAAGAAAGAAATTCTAAAACGCGCACAGCAATCTATAGAAGAGGATAAGCAAAATGTCAAATGTCAAGGCAGTGAAACTCGCAGGGTCTGGCGAGGAATTGGTGGTAGAAATCGTTTCAGAGACAGCAGCGACGATTGAATTCAAGAATCCAGTTGCTTGTGTGATGCAGCGTGGTGAGCAGGGACCAATGCTTGGCTTCATGCCCTGGATGCAGGCTGCTAACGGTCCTTTCATGATCAATCGCGATAAAATTCTACTCATCGCTGAGGTTGCAGATGAAGTCGAAATAGGTTATAATAGGATCTTCGGTGCAGGAATCGTTGTGCCACCGAAGCAACTAATTATGGGGTGATCCTTGAGTGACTTCTACACTAACGTCAGCGTCTCGGGTAAGTTTATTCTTTTCCGAGGCGTTGAGAACGGTAAGCGTGTACGTCGGAAGATTGAATATCATCCGACGTTTTTTCTTTCTTCACAAGAGAAAAGTGAATACAAAACTCTTTCAGGCGAGTATGTAAAGCCAATAAAGCCAGGAACAATCTCAGACTGCCGAGAATTTCTGGAAAGGTATGAGGATGTCGATAATTTTCCTATTTATGGCAACAATCGTTATGATTACGCTTTTATTGCCGATGATTATCCTGATGATATACTGTGGGATCTTGATAAGATTACTATCGCTAATATCGACATTGAGGTTGGATCTGAAAACGGATTCCCAGAACCAAAAGATGCCAATGAAGAAATCACTGCGATTACTATCAAACTCAAAGACAATTATTTTGTTTTTGGTTGCGGTGCTTATACTAAGCATCGTGATGATGTTCACTATGCCCACTGCCGAGACGAATCAGACCTTATTCGAAGATTTCTCGACTTCTGGTCAAGATTTCATCCAGACGTAGTGACTGGTTGGAATATCAAGACGTTTGATATTCCATATATCGTCAATCGCGTGACTAAACTCTTTGGCGACGATGAAGCAAAGAAGCTGTCGCCATGGAACAAGATCTCTGAGCGCGAAGCATATATCCAGAATCAAAAGCAGGTTGTATACGGTATCTCTGGTGTAGCGATTCTAGACTACATCGAACTCTATAAGAAGTTCACTTATTCGCAGCAAGAGTCCTATCGTCTTGATCATATCGCTAATGTTGAAATTGGCGAAAAGAAGCTGGACTATTCTGAATACGAGAATCTTCACCAGCTGTATAAGCACGACTATCAAAAGTTCATTGAGTATAACGTCAAAGACGTTGAACTTGTGCAGAAACTCGAAGACAAGATGAAGCTGATTGAACTAGCACTCACTCTTGCGTATGACAATAAAGTAAACTATGAAGATGTGTTTACTCAGGTGCGCATGTGGGACGCTATCGTTTACAATTATCTGATGAAGAAGAACATCGTAATTCCACAGATGAAGATGGGTTCTAAGAATTCGCAATATGAAGGTGCGTATGTCAAAGACCCTATTCTTGGCATGCATCAGTGGGTCGCTTCATTTGACTTGAACAGTCTGTATCCACACTTGATCATGCAGTATAATCTGTCGATGGAGACGATCATCGACTCGAAGAAATACAGCGATGATATGCGTAACTTCATTTCGGCAGGCAATATCGGTGTCGATGCGCTTCTGAATCAAAGTGTTGATACAGAAATTCTCAAACAACTGAATGTGACTTTGACTCCAAACGGTCAACTGTTTCGAATCAATCAGCAAGGTGTGATGCCTGAGATCATGGACAGCATGTACAAAGATCGTACACGCTACAAGAAGCTGGCGATTGAAGCGAAGAAAAAGATTGAGACTGTCGGTGATGATAAGAATCAAATCCAGTATCTTGAGAATCAAATCGCACGATACAACAATCTTCAGCTAGCTAAGAAAGTCACACTGAACTCAGCTTACGGTGCGATGGGCAATCAATACTTTCGCTTCTACGATATCAGAATTGCGGAAGCTATCACTACTGCTGGTCAGTTGTCGATTCGTTGGATCGAAAAGAAGATCAATGAATATATGAACAATCTGTTGAAGACTACTGATGTAGACTATGTAATCGCCTCAGATACAGATTCGATTTATTTGAACATGGGTCCTCTTGTCACGAAACTCTATCCCAATACTGCTGACACAAAGCAAGTCATCAAGTTTATGAATAAGGTCTGTGACGATAAGATTCAGCCATTCATCGATAAGTCATATGAAGAACTGAAGAATTACATGAATGCGTTTCAGCAGCGCATGGAGATGAAGCGCGAGTCTCTCGCAGATAAAGCTATCTGGGTCGCTAAGAAGAACTACATCCTGAACGTCCATGATAGCGAAGGCGTTGCTTATGCGAAGCCAAAGCTGAAGATGATGGGCATCTCTGCAATTCGTTCTTCAACGCCTTCATCTTGCCGAGCGAAGATCAAAGAGGCAATCAATTTGATCATGACTACTGATGAAGATCATGTGATCAAATTCATTGAAAAATTCAGAAAAGAATTCAAGACTTTGCCTATTGAAGAGATTGCTTTCCCTCGATCAGTCAATGGTCTTTCAGACTATTCTGATGGTGCAAACATCTTCAAGAAAGGCACACCGATCCATGTGAAGGGCGCTCTAGTCTACAATAATTGTTTGCGCACACTGAAGTTGACGAAGAGATACCAAGAGATTCGTGACGGCGATAAGATCAAGTTCTTTTACTTGAAGCAGCCAAACATTTTTAATAATAATACTCTTGCCTTTACGTCTGGGCTGCCAAAGCAACTGAACGCTGAAATTTACATCGACTATGACTTGCAATTTGACAAGTCTTTTGTTGAACCGCTTACTATAATTCTAAACGCAATACAATGGAAGTCTGAGCATGTTAGCACAATTGATAGCATTTTCGACTGAGTTGTGCTATAATAGATACTTCCAAAAAGGAGATCACACATGAGTCTGTTAGATAAAATCAAGAAGAATTCCACAATCAAAGAGTCTTCAGTGCTGTCAAAGTCAAAGTTCTTTGCTGCAAAAGATATGATTCAAACTTCTATTCCAGTTTTGAACGTCGCACTGTCAGGTAGTCTTGACGGTGGCTTTACGCCTGGTCTCACGATGTGGGCTGGTCCATCAAAGCACTTCAAGACTGCTTTCAGTCTGATTCAAGTGAAGGCATATCAAGACAAGTATAAGGAAGGTATTGTTCTTTTCTATGACTCAGAGTTTGGTACTCCTCAATCATACTTTACGTCGTTTGGTATTGATAAAGAGCGTGTAGTCCACACTCCAATCACTGATGTCGAGCAGTTGAAGTTTGACATCATGAATCAGCTTTCGGGCATCGAGCGCGGTGATCGCATTATGATTGTTGTCGATTCTATCGGCAATCTTGCTTCTAAGAAAGAAGTCGAAGATGCTCTTGAGCAAAAGTCTGTCGGTGACATGACTCGCGCAAAGCAGATCAAGTCGCTGTTCCGCATGGTCACACCGCATCTGACTCTGAAAGATATTCCGATGGTTGTTGTGAATCATACTTATATGGAAATCGGTATGTTCCCGAAGGCAATCGTCGGTGGTGGCACTGGTTCGTATTACTCGGCTGATAACATCTTCATTCTCGGTCGCCAGCAAGAGAAAGAAGGCACTGAGATCGTTGGCTATAATTTCATCATCAACGTCGAGAAGTCACGTTATGTCCGTGAGAAGGCAAAGATTCCTGTCACTGTGACATATGAAGGTGGCGTCAGCAAGTGGTCTGGTCTGCTTGAAATCGCTCTAGAGTCTGGTCACGTTGTAAAGCCAAGCAACGGCTGGTACTCTCGTGTCAACACTGAAACGGGTGAAGTTGAAGATAAGAAGTGGCGTATCAAGGACACTGACTCTGCCGCGTTCTGGACTTCAATTCTTGCAGACAAGACATTCAACGAATGGATCATGAACAACTATCAGTTCAGTTCTAACATCATGGGCACAGAATCAGAAATTGAGTTGGTAGACGATGAAGATCTCTAATATATTTGCAAATCTGATCGCCAAGTATGAATTTTGGCGCGCAAAGAGTATCAAACTTGACAAGGACTATCAGATCTTTTATGATGGTTCTGATCCAGAGGCGATAGCATTTAAGATGCTCAAGAAGTATCCTGATGTGATAGTGTCGTTCTCTAACATCAAGTTGAATGATGATAGTATGATGCAGTTTGACTTTACTGTGATTGCTAATCCAAATCTTTGTAATGTCGAGTCAACGAAGTTCAAACAATTTACTTCTGACATCTTTCGTAATATACTCGTTGAGTCGATCAAGAATTCTAGGGATCAAAATGAAAACGGAACATTTAATTTTGTCGAATCTGCTGAAGAACGAACCGTTCATGAGGAAGTCACTGCCGTTTCTCAAGAGCGAGTATCTGAGCGAAAGCCACGAAAAAAAGCTGTTCGAGGAAATAAAGCAATTCGTTCTAAAGTATAACTCGCTACCTCCTGTTGCTGCTATCGAGATCAGTCTCAAAGAGTCTACAAAGATCAGTGAGACTGAACTCGCAAGAGCGCTTGGTGTTCTTGATGAAATCTCCAAAGACAAGACTGAGCAGAAACTAGAGTGGGTTCTAGATACGACTGAAAAATTCTGTCAAGAAAGGGCAATCTACAATGCAATCATGGACTCAATTCAGATCATCGACGGGAAGGACGCTAACCGAGGCAAAGGTAGTATCCCTGCTATTCTTTCAGATGCTTTGGGAGTCAGCTTTGATCCTCATGTTGGTCACGACTACATTGATAGTTTTGCTGATCGATATGATTTTTATCACCGCATTGAAAAGCGTATCCCGTTCGATCTCGAATACTTCAACAAGATTACAAAGGGCGGTCTTCCGCAGAAAACTCTGAACATTGCTCTTGCAGGCACTGGCGTTGGCAAGAGTTTGTTCATGTGTCACGTTGCAGCAAGTTGCCTGATCCAGAACTACAATGTCCTGTATATCACTCTTGAGATGAGTGAAGAAAAGATTGCCGAACGTATCGATGCCAATCTCATGAACGTCACGATGGATGACCTCATGAACATGCCAAAAGAGATGTATGAGAAGCGCATGGGCAAATTCAAAGATAAGGTCAAGGGCAAGCTGATCATCAAAGAGTATCCTACTGCCTCAGCGAACCCTGCGCATTTTCGTGCGCTGATCAATGAATTGTCTCTCAAAAAGAACTTCAAGCCTGATATTATTTTCATCGATTATCTAAATATCTGTGCATCTGCGCGTATCAAAGCTGGCGCGAATGTCAATAGTTATACCTATATCAAGGCAATCGCTGAAGAGTTGAGAGGGCTTGCAGTTGAAAATAATGTTCCCATTGTCTCGGCGACGCAGACGACTCGTTCGGGTTTTTCGAACAGTGATCCAGGCTTGGAGGATACCTCTGAGTCTTTTGGTCTACCTGCTACTGCTGATTTTATGTTCGCACTTGTGAGCAATGAGGAACTTCAGAATCTTGGGCAGATGCTTGTAAAGCAGTTGAAGAATCGCTACAACGATCCCAATCTTTACAAGAGATTCACCATCGGTGTTGATAGATCAAAGATGAAGCTGTATGATCTTGAAGAGAAAGCGCAGAACAACATCGCTCAAGAAACTGAGTCTAAGCCTGTCTTTGATCGTGGTAGAAGCACCGACAAGTTCAAGGGACTGAAGGTGTGAAGTTCTCGCTCATTGAAAAGAAGCTACATGCTCTTGTAGAAAACTGGACTGGAGAACTGTATCTTCCCACAATCATTCGGCAGCTGAATGCTACGTTTGATAGATCGATCCTCTACTTTTCATCCAATCGATACAGCGGTGAATACTTCAAAGACCACTCAGTCATTGTGTCTGGTCAGTATTGCCCTCGCATTCGTGGATATGTTCCAGAAAACATCATCATCTCACTGAGCGTTCCAAAGACGCCAAAGAAGATTCACCTCACAAAGAAAGGTGCGAAGAACCTTGAACTGAGGCTTCTGAGGACAATACTGCATGAGTATCGTCATCGGTTTCAGCAGCGCAAACAAAAGACTATTGATGTCAAAAAGTATACGCCTGCAAAGAATCTTGTTGGTGATATGAAGCGCATGGCATATTATGGAATGCCTGATGAAGTTGACGCCCATGCCTATGAGACTATGATAGAATCATCGTGTGGACTACTAGACATAAATAGACTTCGAGTAGCACATAAGATTGGCTGGAGAGAATCAGAAGCTATCTTTATGTACCGCAAATACTTTCGCAAAGCAGATCCAAAAGTGTGGAAGAAATTTCTGAAGAAGGTCTATAAACATGGCACTCTTGACAAATGAATCACAATTCAAAACTTTTCTGAAGAAAATCGGTATAAACTCATATAGGATTGCAGGTAATAGCATCGTCTTAGCCTCTCCTCAATCTTCAAGAAGTGGAAGAAAAAGCGAACTCAATTCAGTACAAGCCTTTTTCAAGGGTTCAAAGTTTGTCGATGATGGTCGCTCTGGATATGTTGAAACCAAAATCAACAACAAAGCAATCAAGATCTTTTCTAAGCCTGAAAAGAGTGCAAGTGGAATTATTCTAAAGCCTAGTCTCTTTGATGGAATAACCGACGTTGATATTCCACTGTCAAAATATGCAGAAAAAGTGAGAGAGGGTATTGAGAGCAATAAAAAACTAGACGGACAACAAAAGCAGTTACTACTCGCTCTTCTAAAGTACCATACTACTTTTTCACCGTCTGATCTGACTATGCTGAAAAAGACGTTTGCAAGTTTGAGTGAAGTTCTGCCACTCAACACAATCAACAACGACTTTGGCGAAGTTCTAGGACCATTAGCGGTTCTCAAGAAGAAGTTTTTACCTATAACATCAGCGTCATGTTCAGTCTTTATCCCTTCAAGAAGCAATGAACCACTTCTGGATTACAAAATTTACGATAAGACAAAGAAGACCGAATACAAAATTTCAGCTAAGTCTGGCGATTCTACAAATACGCTGAAGCCAGGTGATGTTTTGATGCTCATCGATGAAAGTGATAAGATGAGAAAGAAGCATCAGAGTACAGATCAATATAAAGTTCTGAAGCTATTGAAAGAGAATTCTTGGAAAGAAGGTCCAATCTTAGCGCTAGACTATCTGAAAAGTAAAAGACTCAAAGAAGCAGCATGGCTCAAAAATACTAAGTATACTGAGCCTACGCGCCAGCAAGCAGAAAATTCTTTGGTTGAAATATCTAGAAACTCATTAGATTTCACAAGCATATACACAGATGCAACAAATGCCAAAGTTTATTATGTCAAATTCCAGATAGGTAAAAATGGAGTTCCAGAATGGGAAATTCTTGCTAATGAAGAGGATCGCCCTAAGGTAAAAAAGAGAATTGAATTTAGATCTAAAAATTATGTTGGAAGACCAAACGGAGATAAGTTAGGATTCCAACCAAAGTAATGGAGTTTAGTTATGCATTTTCTAGTAGTTGGTCGTGGATGGACAGGTAAGAAAGTATTCAATGAACTCATTCGTCGCAATCATATCGTGACACTATGTTCGCATACAGATGCAATTGATCTACTTGCAATAAATGAGTTTGACTGGGTTGTGAATTGTGCTGGTAAGACTGGATCACCCAATGTCGATGCCTGCGAGTTGAACAAGCAGGAAACGATTGAAGCGAATGCAATATTTCCTGCATTGCTAGCTGATGCTGTCAAGGGAGCACCAGGCTATATGACACGCCTTGCCCACTTCTCTAGTGGCTGCATCTACACAGGAAATATTGATGCTATTGATGCTGCTCCAAACTTCTTTGGCAGCACCTACTCGATTTCCAAAGGCGTTTCTGACGTTTATCTTGGCGACAAGGCTCAGGTTTACCGCATTCGTATGCCGTTTACTGGTGTCAATGAGCCGAAAAACTATCTCACGAAAGTCTACAACTACGCTAAGAATGGCAAGCTGATCGAAGCTGGTCTAAATTCATTGACTGATCTAGATGAAGCTGTTTCTGTCGCATGTTCTCTGATGGAAAATCATGAACCTAACGGCTACTACAATCTTGTGAACCAGGGTTCTATAAACATGCATGAACTTGCTGCGCTCATGGGTATCATACCGAAATGGTTCACGCAAGAAGAATTCAGAGCAGCTACAGTCGCAGCACGGTCTACTTGCACGATTCCAGCTTTTGCTGGTATGTCGAATCTACAAGATGCACTAAAACAGGCACTTTCTACCATCAAATTCTAAATTGACTAAATAAGAATGTAATATCCCACAGTGTGGAGCAACTATGTTCTCATTTACTCAGTTTCTGACTGAAGCGACTAAGCTGACAGGTGGAATCCAGCACCTCGAACATCCTGCTGATAGAACTTTTGATAGTCCAGAAGCAGCGCAGCACGCCATCAGCACTCTCAGAGGCGTTGTTTCAGGCTCTACGCCAATCACTCGTAAGATTGATGACAAGATGTCCTTCCAGGCTATTCGCACTAAGGAAGGCAAAGTCGGCGTAAAGTATAAGGGATCAGGCTCTACTTACAATTTTTCTCGATCTGACGTAGAAAAACAACACGGTCACAAGCCATATCTGGCTGGACCATTGAATACGCTACTCCAGCACGTTGGTAAAGTCCTACCAGCTAAACACGGAGAATACCAGGGCGGGTTTATGTCTACGCCTGAGACTCGTAGAGAAGAAGGTGGGCACATCAGCCACACGCCTAATACTGTAGAGTACCATACTCCAGTCAATTCAGCTGAAGGGCAGAAGCTGAAAAAGTCTAAGGTCAGTCTTGCTATTCATACAAAGCTAGAAGGTCCTGAAAGAACAGCGCATCCTATCACAAGCATGGCAGGATTTAGTTCTCATCCTGATGTCCACCAGGTCCAGCACGTTGTTTCTGGTAAAGAGCGCGAGATTCACCCAGACGATAAAAAAGAGATCAATAAACACATCTCTGCTGCTACAAGTCTGATGAGAGACCACACTCATGAGCATCTATCTGGTCATGAACAGCACCTTCGCACTTACATCAACTCTACAGTTCGAAGCGGTGAGACTCCAAGCACAGCTGGATATAGGGCGCATCTAGAAGCAGCGCACAACAAGAAGATTGAAGCCGTGAAAATGGATGCAACGAAAGCAGCAAAGACTGCTGAAAAGAATGCTATGCTAGCCCATGTTGATAAGAACAAGAAAGCGTTTGACAGGACTTTTCAGATCCATCACCATGTCCAGCAGGCTACTAATAGACTAGCAGATGCACTAGATCGTTCTAGCGCAAGCGGTGGTGGATTTCAGACTCGCATCGGCGGTCAGGCCTCTGGCGGTGAAGGTTATGTCGGTGGCGGTCTAAAGATTGTCAATCGTCAAGAATTTTCAAAAGCCAATTTAGCTAAGAATGTTGGAATGAGAGCCAAGAATGAGTAACGCAACATTTACATTTGGCCGTTTCAATCCACCAACAGAAGCTGGACATGGCAAGCTAGTTGCTGCTGTTCAGCAACACGCGAAAGAAACTGGTGGTCAGCACTACGTCTTTCCGACGCGCTCACAGGATAAGAAAAAGAATCCTATGTCGCATGAAGATAAAGTCAGTGCGATGAGAAGACTGTTTCCTAAGGCGAATGTTGTCTCGCATGAAGGCGTGAAAACTGTTGTAGATGCAATGAAGCACCTTGAGAAACAAGGCCATACTCATGTGACAATGGTAGTTGGATCTGATCGTGTCGAAGGTTTTCATAAGTTGCTCAACGACTATCGTGCAAAAGAATATCCTAAGATCAAGAAAGTGAGCGTTGTTTCAGCTGGTCAGCGTGATCCAGATGCTGAAGGCGCAGAGGGAATGTCAGCATCTAAACTACGTGGATTAGTTGCTTCAGGTAATAAAAAAGAATTCGTTTCTCACTACAGCAACCCAAAGTTGGGCGCTGAAATTCATGATAAAGTAAAAGCAGGTATGCAGATGAAAGAATCAGTAGATAAGCCAATCGGAATCTTTTTGCTTGGTGGTCCAGGCAGCGGCAAAGACTATGTTCTAAACAACATCTTCTCGCGCTTTGATCTGACTGAAGTTCAAGCGGATCAGATTCTGCACAACGCTTCTAGCATCGTAGAAAGCAATCAGAACATCGTGATCAACGGTGCGATGGATTCTGATAAGATCGAAATGATCAAGACGATTCTAGAGAACTACGAATTCGACTATGTGCATGTCTCAGTAACAAACAAGGTCAGTCGCACTCGCAACTCTATGAGAGATAATCCTCTTGTAGAAAGCAAGCGCATTGAAAAGTTTCTCAAGGCTGAAAAGCTAGCCGAGAACTATGACTGCTTTCATTTCAACAACTCAATCAATCTGATTGAATCAAATCAGATGGAGCAAATTATGTTTGCTGGTCAGATTGAGCATCTTCTAGAAAGACTTGTTGCGCTAGGTCTGCCTATTGTAGAAAAAGTTGCTCGTGATAAAGAAAGCGGTCTGCCAAAAAAGTATGTTGCAGGACTGTCTAAAGCTACTGCAAAGGCTCGTGCTGCACATTGGTCAAAGACATCCAAGATGTCAGATCGTGATCCGAAGGCATATGAGCCTGCTCCTGGTGATGCGACTGCAAAGACAAAAGAAAGCAAATACACAAAGAAATACCACGCTATGTATGGTGAAGCAGCTAATCCAGCACAACAAGCTGCGATTGCTATTGCCATGAAGAAAGCTGGTAAGAAGCCAAAGAACGAAGAAGTCGAGCAGGTTGATGAGATGGATTCAGAAGGGTATAGAGGTCATCGTGGCGATGAAGATCCAGGTAAAGGTCCAGCAAAATATGTGAAGCCAGAACCAGCTAAGAAAACTAATAAAGATGCTCTAAAACTTCTCAATAAAAGTTTTGCTAAAAAGAAGACTAATGAAGAAGTTGAACTTGAAGAAGGTGCAGCAGACACTTCATTGGCTGGAAAAGCCAAGAAGTCTGGCATCTCCGTCGGCACTCTACGCAAGGTCTACAAGCGCGGTGTTGCTGCTTGGAACTCTGGTCACCGTCCGGGAACTACACCACAGCAATGGGGTCATGCTCGTGTGAACTCATATATCACACACGGCAAGACTTATCACACAGCTGATAAGGATCTTCACGAAGAACTTGATAATGAGTTTGAAGAGTTTATTGTAGAAAAGAAAGACGATTGCGGCTGTGATTCTGGATGCGATTGCAATTCAGCACCAGCAATGAAGTCGTTCACATCTTTTGTAGAAGATTCTGTTGACGTAACACCTGATCTAAAGACGACAAAGAAAAAAGGAAAGCCTAATCCTCCGACAGATTATCGTTCAACACTAGCTGGCATGCCTGTCGTGACAGCAAAGATGAATGAGTCTGCTACGCTTGAAGAAGCTGTTCAGTATCATCTAGACAACAATATCTCTATCACAGAGAATGTGTTTCGTCCAGGTTCTGATATGTTCTTTCAGCTAATCGGCGAAGCAAAGCGCCTGTACGCTGAAGGCACATATACACCAAAAGATGAATGGGAAAAAGATCTTCTCGAATCAGATGTCGGCGAAATGGCAATGTACGAAGGCAAGCTAGTCGTTCTTGATTATCCAGTCGAAGAAGGTCTAGAAGAAGCCTGCTGGTCTGGATACACTCAGAAGGGGCTGAAGAAGAGAGGCAACAAGATGGTGCCTAATTGCGTTCCTGTGAACGAAGACTCTGACCCAACTGACGGTCACGGAATCGGCAAGCCATGGCGCACTGGCGGTGGTGGTGCTGTTTACGTTCGCACTGGCAACGGTGGAGTCAAGAAGGTCAACTTCAGTCAATCAGGCATGACGAAGAAGTTCATGGATCCAGGCGCGACTCGCTCATTCATGGCTCGTCATCACTGTCTGACAAACAAAGACAAGACTAGCGCATCGTATTGGGCATGCCGTTATCCACGATTCTTCAGCAATTCAGGCAAGACTTGGTGGTAACAGATATGGACGATTTTCCTTTTGAATTGAACACTGAGGAAAAGAAGCCATATACTGACAAGAAACTAAATAATGGTGCGTTCATAAGAACATTTGATTGCAATGTTTTGAGCGAAGAACTTGTTTGGCATCGTGATAAAAGCAATAGAGTGATTGAGATTCTGGAAGGCGAAGGTTGGGAAATTCAATTTGACAACGGTCTTCCAGAGAAACTCATAGTCGGCAAGACATATATTATTCCAGGGTATACATACCATAGAATAAAGCGCGGAACAACGAATCTAAAGATTAGAGTAGAAGAAACACTATGACTGACATTCAAAATTACGTTCAAGAGGCTACTGAAGCAGCAACTGCTGATGCGCCAGATAATCTGATTTCGCAATTGAAGCTAGTAATGGCTGATAACTTTGTTTTCTACTTCAAAGCGCATTCGTTTCATTGGAACGTCGTAGGATCAAACTTTCCGCAGTATCATGAGTTTCTAGAAGGCATCTATACGAATGCATTTACAGCAATCGATAGAATCGCAGAAGAGATTCGCGCTCTTGGTGAGTATGCACCAATGTCGTTGAACAGCATGTTGAGCATCAGTTCTATCAGCGAAAATAATTCAGTTCTCAGTGCTGAACAAATGCTTCGCGAACTAAGCAACGACAATCAGAAGATTTTAGGTCTGCTTCTAGCCACTCAAAGAATGGCAGATGCAGCAAATCAAGTTGGTCTAGCAAATTATCTACAAGACCTATTCGATCAACACAAGAAACTAGCCTGGATGCTAGCAGCTACTCTAAAGGTATAAGAACATGGCAGAAGTTCCAAAATTACTCCATAAAATGTCTGTGACTTCACAGAAAGCCTGGTACAAGAAGAATAATATGCCGCTGCCTCCTCACCTGACAGGTGATGGAACAATGTCAGCTACACAGGCAAAGAAGGCTCAGGCACCTAGCGCCCGTGTTCAGACTATGCAGGCTGCAAGTGCCAAGGCTTATGGCGCAACTAGAGGAACTGCGATGGGTTCTGAAGATGGCAAGGGTGTTGCATTGCGCGACACTGTGAAGCCATTGTCGCCAGAACAGCACAGCAAGGTTTCTGCTGCTAAGAGAGTTGTAGAAAAGCCAAAGCCTGTTGCCGCAAAGCCAGCTGCTCCAGCAGCACCAAAGAAGCCACTTTCTGCTTCTGAGAGAATTGCTGCGATTGCAAGAGCATCTAGAAAGATCAAGTCTGGTGAGAAGTATGCAGTCCCAACTATTGATCCAAACGAAGGCGATCACGAAGACCTAAGAGATTTGCATCACAGCCTGCATATCGGCAGTGATCAGTACAATGAAGAAGTCGCTAAGAAAGTTGTCGTGAAGACGAATGCTCCTATCGGCTATAAAATAGTAGACATAGGCCCTGGCGGCAAAGAACATAATGTCAAAACCAATAAGGCTTGGGATGACAAAAAGGGTAAAAAAGAAGTAACAGAGGAATCTGCCACAATGAAGCAATATATCGAAGAAAAACTAACAAAGTCTGACCCTGCTTCAAAGTGGATCAGCGACTTTGTTCACTCAGACAATCCAAAGTTTGCTGGCAAGAGCAAGGCTGAGCGCATCAAGATGGCTCTAGGTGCCAAGTATGCTGCACAGCGTAATGAAGAAGTCGAGCAGGTTGATGAGGCTAAAGGTTATTATGTTATGCATAGTAAAGGGCAATCATTAGGTTATTATAAAAATAAACAAGAAGCCGAAAAACATGCTGAGAGACATAATATGCGTGGCGGTTCTATCGCTAAAGTTGTGGCTGACACTAAAGAAGAAGTCGAGCAAGTTGAAGAAGCAACTGGCAAGGGCGATCATCGTCCAGGTTGGATGCTTCGTGCTGATCCAAAGCTAGCTGCTAAGTTCAAAGAAAAAGAAGATCAACACAAGAAAATGAATTCTCTCATGAAGAAGTATGGTGGCAAGACAGGCGATGAAATCAAGGCTATGAAGAAAGAAGAAGTCGAACTAAACGAAAAAGATGATCGTGAGTACGGCTACGAAGGTGATATGGCAATGTCGCAGCTAAAGAGCATCATTGCTAATTCACAAAGACTTCATGAAATGCTAAAGCCAAATACTGATCTACCTGAATGGGTACAGTCAAAGATCACTCTTGCTGAAGACTATATCACGACAGCAGCAAACTACTGCGCAAGTGATCTTGAGGAAGAAGTTCAGATTGACGAAGCCTCATATTCTGCTAAGGCTGCTAGAGCAGGCAAAGACATCGGCAAGCCTGGCAAGAACTTTGCCAAGATTGCTGCTTCAGCTGGCAAGCGCTACGGCTCTAAAGAAGCAGGCAAGCGTGTCGCTGGTGCTATTCTAGCCAAGCTGCGCAAAGAAGCCCTAGATCCAGTCGGCAAAGAAGATGCTGATGTGAACAACGACGGCAAGGCCGACAAGACAGATGTTTATCTAGCAAAGCGTCGCAAGGCTGTTGGAAACGCAATCAGCAAAACAGCTTCTGGAAAAATGGATAAGTAAGATGTCTACCGTAAAAGAAGACACATATAATAAAGTCGGTCATCCAGTTGGGATCGATGTAGATCCTGAAAAGAGTGGACCGCCTAAGAGTGCTTATACTGCAAAGAAGAAGCCAGCGCAATACAAGCCTTCTGTAAAGGAGGCTGCTGACCCAGGCAAGAATAAAGTTGTAAATAAGAAAGTAACTACGACGCCTAAAGAAGAAAAGAAAAAGTCAAAGCAAGCAAACATGGCGCAGAAAGTTCTTGATATTGTCAAGGGCAAAAAGCATAAGATTGACGTAGAACCAACAGTGAGTCCAGAACATGTTAAAGTTCAATGAATATCTAGAAGAACAGCACGATGAGATGATGGAAGTAGATTCTAAGCATCTGCAAGAGAATCTCGACAAGATCAACGCTCATCTAGATCTGATCACAGAAAAGCCATATCAAAATGCGCCTATCTTTTTAGCGCAGTTGCGTGGTGTTTTTGAACTCTATGGAATCGTTCTGCCAGCTTCTGCTACGGTGAACTTCCTGAATCTAGATGCTGAGTTGGTGTATCTGCTTTCTAATTCAGATCATTATCTGTACATCATTTACAATACACGAGATGATGGATATGTAGACGGATATGCGCAGATTGTTGATGACGCAGAGTTGCAGGATCTGATCGCAATGGATCCAGCTGATCTGCTTCAGAGTCAGCCTCTGCCGCAGAAGCCATTTGTTCCACCAGCCCGTAAAGACGACGACAGCGGAAACACATCTGAATACGCATAATTATGTTTGATGATCTAACTGAGCAGAATATATTACTGTATGCAGCAAAGTGTTATGAAAAACCTAACTGCATTATCAGTGAGTTTGATGAAGATTTCAAACGTATTCGATATATCAAAAGGCTTATACATAGGTATAGATTGACAGGAAAGGTCAAAGAAAGACTCATACTCAATCATCTGGTCATTGCTCAGAACGTATTTGGCATTGAGTCTACGACCAGAATGTTGTTTTTCAGACTAGACGTTGAAGACTATTCAGCGCTGAAAACTTTTCTGATCTATACTTCAGCGATGCCAACGATTGTAAGGGGAATTAGAGGTAAAGATATTTGGTCAAATTCGATACCGATAGACGAATATCTTGTTAGTATTCTAAGAAAGGTGTAGCATGAAAACATTCAAGCAAATCCGCGAAGATGCTGCTCCAGTAAATGTTGCTGGAGTTCCTGGTCCTGTGACTTCAATGCAGGGTTCTCCTACAATGGCTGGTATAGATAAGATTCTAATGGGTGGTACTAAAGCGCTGCGTCGCAAGCCACTGGCGAAATTTCGTAAAAAGTAGGAGTAACACGATGGATTTATTACAAACAGCCGACCAGGCTCTAAAGAGTTGGATTCTCAAGATCACAGTAGGAACACTTGCAGCTATTGTTCTAGTAGTTGTTGCTGTTCTTATGATCGGCGTCTTTCTACCAAATGATCAGGTCGATAACAAGGACATCTTTGCAATCATTGGACCAGCGTTCAATACTGTAATCGGTGCATTTGTCGGTCTACTGGGTGGCATGCAGCTAGCAAAACTAGGTGAAGACAAGGGTGAAAAGAAAGAAGAACCACCTGTTCCACCAGTAGCAGAACCAGTGAAAGCTGAAGAAGACGATGGCATCGACCATTCGCAGCCTATTCCTGAAGAAGAGCATGTAGATGACAATCGTTGGTCAGATGATCACCACGAAGAGCATCTAGCTGATCATGTCAACAAGCATTCGTGAGGTGAATTATGAGTCTCAAAAATCTACAAACTAAAATCGGACTAACACCTGACGGTGTGTTCGGTGCTGGAACTCTGACAGCTGCGATGAAGTATTACGGTCTGACACCAGTTCGCGCTGCGCATTTCTTTGCACAGACTGGTCATGAGTCAGGCGACTTCAAAGCATTTGCTGAGAATCTAAACTATTCAGCAAAGGGGCTTCGCGGTGTGTTCGGCAAGTATTTCCCAACTGATGTAATTGCTGCACAGTATGAGCGTCAGCCAGAGAAGATTGCTAATCGTGTCTATGCAAATCGCATGGGCAACGGCGACGAATCATCTGGCGATGGCTGGAAGTATCGTGGTCGTGGCGCGCTTCAGCTAACTGGCAAGTCAAACTATCAGGCATTTGCCACAGCTTGCAATCGCCCAGATATCATGACGAATCCAGATCTAGTTGCTGGTGAGTTGGCGTTTGAATCAGCCACGTTCTTCTTTGAAAAGAACAAGCTATGGGCTGTCTGTGATCAAGGCATCAATGATGCAGCCATTCTTTCTTTGACAAAGAAGATCAACGGTGGAACACTTGGACTAGATGACCGCAAAGCAAAGACGTTGAAGTATTACTCTTGGGTTAAGTAAATGGCATGAAAAATCTTGAGGAGAAAAAACTTCTTGTCAAGATGTCAAGAATGTTGGGTGAACCAGTTGACCCAGCGCTTTTAGAGTCAATTGAAAGAGAAGAGAAGTTGGCAGCAGCTTTCTTTGGTGCACCGAAAGTTGCACCAAAGCTGCCACCTATTCCTATTTTCAAGGAAGATCTTCCACAGCCTCTAAAGATAGAACAACAGCCAGTCGTTGTTGAAGTTGCTATTCCGTCAAAAGAAGAGCAAGTCAAAGAAATCGAAAACACGATCACTGTTCCTGCACCAACAAAGTCTACTCCGTATAGAGACAAAGAGATCGAGGGCATCCGCAAGCAAATTGCTGAGATGATGCAAAAGATCTCTACGATGTCGTGGGGTGGCGGTGGTACAGGCATTGTTCGAATCGGTGATGCTGATGACTTTGATCGCGCATCATATGGCGAAAACAAGTACATGTCATTTTCAAATGGCTGGTTTCGTCTTGTTGATGCTGTTGGTGGTGGTTCACAGGGACCACAAGGACCTCCTGGAACTCTGCCGAACTGGATCCTAAGAACTGCGAACTATACAGCAGCCAACAATAATCGTATCATCGCTGATACTTCTAACGGCTCATTTACAGTAACACTTCCAGCTTCTCCGAATACTGGTGATTATATTATTATCACTGACGGATATGACTGGAGAGCAAACAATCTAAGCATCTCGCGCAACGGATCTACTATTGAAGGTATTTCCGATGATATGTACATCGATGTCAAGGGCATCACAGTAGAGTTTATCTACAATGGCAATCCTACTGTAAATACATGGCAAGTCACAGCAACTACTGGTCCTCAGGGTGTACAAGGTCCACAGGGTGTGCAGGGTGTTATCGGTCCACAAGGACCAGCTGGAATCGCTGAAGTTCCTACTGTTGTTGTAAACACTTCTGCGTACACACTTACGGCAAATGATCACTATGTCGGTGTCAATTACGCAGGCAGTACAACGATCACTGTTCCTGTCACTGCAAACACAGGTAGAATGATCATCGTAAAAGACGAATCTGGAAACTGCTCAAACAATCCAATCATCATTAGCGGCAACATTGATAACGATGCTAATGGTGTCAACCTACAAATAAATAATGGTGCAATTCAAATGTTGTATCGTGGCGGCTGGAGAATCGTATAATGACATATCTGTTCAATGCAAATACAAACGTGATCAATGAAGTCGAGATCAAGAACGACGCCAATACAGCATTGCGTGTGAATGTCCAAAATAACAATAATTTTATTTCGACTACTAATCCTCTGCCTGTCACTGCGATAACCAACGTCTATAATCCTGCTGGCAATCTAGATGTTACTAAAGATGGATTTGGTCGCGGTAGAGTCTCTGAGCCAGCAACGCTGTTTGATACTTCTTTTAGATATGGCGATGATTATAGAAACTGGGATTCAGTCACTACTGGTGCTGGATCAAACACATTTATTGCATCACAAGCATGTATTTCAATGAATGTCAGTAATGCTTCTGGCGATAAAGTAGTTCGTGAGACTAAGAAGATTTTCAAGTATCAACCAGGCAAAAGTCTGTTGACACTCAGTTCTTTTGTAATGTCGCCTGCTAAAGCTAATCTTCGTCAACGAATTGGCTATTTTGGCGCTAATAACGGATATTTTCTAGAGCAAAGCAATAATACAGTTTATATCGTAGAAAGATCTTCTGTCTCTGGAGCAGTAGTCGATACACCCGTCGCACAAGATAACTGGAATGTCGATGTGCTGAAAGGCGCAGGCTCATCTGGCGTCACACTCAACGTCGCAAACTCGCAGATATTCTGGACTGATATGGAATGGCTAGGCGTTGGCTCAGTGAGAACAGGTTTTGTCGTCGATGGGCAGTTTATTGTCTCACATGTGTTTCATCATGCTAACAAACTA